GAGAGCGTGCTGGTGGTGTTTCTGGAGCTAAAGAAATCAACAGACTGGTTGATGTCTTCTTCACGATGGCGACAAAGCTTGAATCAAAGTTCAACTTTGGTCCAGAATACCAGATGGCTTATTGGGACTTTGTTGGTCGATATGCAGGTATGCTCAGCACCAAAGAACTCAAGAGCGTTTATGGAAAGGCTCAAAGGTCTCTTGCTCCAATCCGCGTAGGTGGTAAGGTCACTAAAGACGCAGTTACCGGAGAAGAACTTGTTGTTGGCGGTCGAGTCATTGGCCGTAAACATCCAACACTCAAGGTTATTGAAAAGCAACTCAAGGACCGCGAGCGCGGCAAGTCAATTCCACCCGCAGGTGGTGGAGCTGAGTGGACAACTATTCACCAGATGGCTGCTAATCAAGCTTCAGGCTATGTAAAAAACTTGTTTTATGATGCTAGCCGTCAAAAGCAGTGGGCTCAAGCCGTGCGTCTTATCGCACCATTCGCTCAGGCTCACACCAATACACTGTCTAAGTGGGGAGAACTTAGCGTTCGCAACCCGCTTCCTATCTACCGATTCTCTAAAGCATTTGACGCATTGACCAAAGAAGGTTCAAACGTCATCTACGATGCTACAGGGATGACCTACGATGACTCACAAGGCTTCTTGTACACCCAAGAGGGCCGTGATGGCAAGCAGTTCAAGATGCCACTTGTAGGTAACTTCCTTGGTTCACTGGTGGGCAAGAACCTACAGATGAACAATGCGCTTCAGGTTACAGCACCCGTAGAGTCTCTCAACCTAGCATTCGGTCAAGTCAATCCGCTTGTCCCTGGGTTTGGACCAGCAGTACAGTTTGCATTTACGGCAAGCGGTGCATCGGACAAATTTGGTAGTGGATATCAAGTAATGCGCGATATCATCACACCATTCGGTCAGGCAGAGAACGTTAGTGACCTCATTTTCCCATCGTGGTTACGCAAGTCGGTGCTCTTTGCTCTAGGTAACGATGCTCAAGTACAGCGCAACGCTAAGGATTGGGCAGCTTATCTAGCTTCTACGGGCGAGTATGGGGATAACCCATTAGCCAATGACGCAGCACGTACCCGTCTTTTTGAAGACGCTCAGAAGCTTTCCAAGAGTCTTGGATTCTGGATGTCTATCTTCCAGAGCATCTCTCCAGCAACACCGTCTTCTGAGGTCCTTGCCAAGATAAAGAACCCAGATAACAAGATGAAGTTCATGACGATGAGCATCTTGTACGAACACTGGGACAGAATTAGCCGTGCTAACCCCGGCAACTACAACGCTGCGGTGAAGCAGTTTGCTGATACCTACGGCAAGAATAACCTGCTCGTTATCCTCGGAACCAGCACCAATGCGGTCCGTGGCACAGATGATGCCTGGACATTCCTCAATAACAACCCGGATGCTGCTGCTAAGTTTGCTCGTAACCCAGGAGATGTTGTTCCCTTCTTCTTCCCTGGAGGGGAATACTCAGTCAAGTATTACAACTGGCAAAAAGGAACAGGCGCTCGCCGTACTCTCAGCACGCAAGAGATTGCGAACGAGGCTGAAGGCATGGTTTACGCAATGCTCAAGGGTCAGTTAGTTGAAGAGCAGATTGCCAACGGCTATCCACAGTTCTGGCTGGTTCAGCAAATCGAGAAACTCGATAAACAGTTTGGTGCTCGACCACCGGACATGATTATTGCTGGAACCGCCCAGGAGCGTATTGCCCGTGTTGGTCTTGCTTTGCAAGAGCCAGCCATGCAGGACTCGCCTATCTATAACGAGACCCTGGAGTTCTATACCAAGTATTCCGAGTTCCAGAAGATGCTCAATGACCTCAAGGTAGCGAACTACGCTGAGATAAAGTCAAAGGGTGGGTACGCAACCCTAATGCGAAATGATTTAGTTGCAACAGCAGAACGTTTGATGACTCAAAACCCATCGTTTAGTCGTATGTACTACGGCGTATTCTATGGTCAATTGGAAGGCTAGTAATGGCAAAAACAGCTGATGAGGCACGTAAGGCGGCTATGCAGGGGTCTGCAGCATATGCTCAAGCTAACGCCAACCCCGTTGGTCCTAACGCATATACTGACCCTGCTAATCCATACGTCCAGCTTCTTGGCGCTACGGACCAGATTGAAAAGAATAATCGGTTTCAAAACCTGTATCGAGGTCTTGTAACTCAACCATCAGCGTTGGGTGGAGCAAACCTTTTCACTGACCTTCAGACCCTGCTTCGTAGCACTGGGTTCTCGAAGGGCAAGACGGCTACTGGAATCCCAGACCCTGCTGATATTGATGGTCTTATCACCGCTCTTGGTGGCGCTATCGGCATGAATGCCCCAGATGTATTTTCCTACTTGTCTGCTATCGCAGCATCTGGTGGGCGTGGTACTGCTAAGGAAATCAAGCAGCCAGATACCACTACTAAGTTTACCCGTCAAGTAACGTCTGCCCTGCAACTCCGTGACCTTGGAGATGCCACTAATAAGTTCAACGATGACTTTTTTATGGCATATGGTTCTATGCCAAACCAAGACTCTATCAAGGCTTTCCAGAATGCTTGGAATGCTGAAGCGCGCCAACAGAAGGCCTCAACTGCTACCGAGACCGTTACCAAGATGGCTAAGGTGTACGACAAGACTTCAGAGCCAATAATTGACAAGAAGACCGGCAAGCAAAAGCTTGATAAGTTCGGTCAGCCTATGTTCTCTAGCCAAAAGAGAAATGCTGAGGGCGTACTGCAGTATAAACCAATCGTATCTCAAGATACCGTTACAATGGGTCAGGGATTTACTGCTGAAGAGCAGGCAGAGTTCATGGCAGACTACCTTGTAGCAAACTTTCCAGACGTTGCTGATGCCGACAACCTCGGCGGTACAGCTAAGACAATCTACGATGCCATAGTCAAACTTGACCAGGATAACTATCGAGAAGTATCCAACTTTGCTGCTATTGCTCCAGTTATCAAGCAGGTCATTGGAAGCGGTAAGGCTGAGGTTGCTCAAGAGTACCTCAAGCAATACTCGGATAAAATCCGCAAAGAAACTGGCAAAAAGTACATGGCACTTACCGAAAGCCTTGCCGAAGGTCAGAATGCATCCGATGTTGTAAAGCCACTCCTAAACGAGATTTCAGCTGCTTTAGAGACAAGTGTTGATATCAAAGACCCATTGGCAGTTCAGATGCTGAACTTCCAAGGTCCTGATGGAACCTATCGTCTTCCGAACGAGTTAGAGAAGAATCAACTTTATATCAAAGACCCTCGATTTGCGAGTACTTCTACATCTATCAATGGCGCCATCAATGCAGTTCAGACACTCAGAAGTAGGTTGCGAGGATAATGGCTACCAAGAAAAAGAAAAAAGCAGCTGCCCCAAGTCAGTCGATTGCAACAGAACAGATGTTCAAGGCTAACGAGGCTGCAGCAGCAAGCGCTATCTCTGGCGGAGATGCCTCTCCTGAGACCCTTGCTAGTATTGGTCCAGTAAACCTGGTTCAACTTACACTTGCTGCTACCACCTTACCACCAGCTTTTATTCCTGTAAGAACTGTTGTTGATATTACTGGAGATGCAGTAGCGGTCGACATCAATGGACGCGATGAAAGTGGAAAAGTAGTCAAAGAACTACCAGAGGGCGAAACTGGAAGTTTCTTTGCTGGCATTACTGCCGATATTGGACTTCAACAGTCTGTAATTGAAAACGCCCCGAGGCTTGCTAAAGAAATAGAATTAGGTAATCTTGGTTCTGGCATAGGTCCCACCGGCATGGTGAACCTTCCAACAACCTCAATAGACGTTATCAAAGCAGGTCTTCGAGACCTTGGACTCAAGGGAAATATTATTGATTCCGGGGCTAGCTTTATTTATTCACTATTGGGCGATGGAATTGTTTACGAAAATGCTATTGATGTTTTCCTTGAAAACAAAGAGTACACTTTCAAAGATGGTAGAAAAGTAGAGTCACCATTTTACAAGGAGTACGGCTATCTCAATGAAGTAGCACCTGAGAAGAAATCTGCTGGCGAACTCTTTGGTTTCGTTACTGGTATGGAGAACATTGTCAAAAAGTACAACATATCGCCTAAATTCGCTAGCCGTGAGAAACTTCTTGAGGCTACCAAGAATTCGGTCAATGTAAAAGACTTAGACATTCGAGCTAACATCGCTCGTCTCAAGGCTATCACTGCAGACCCTATTAGAATTGATGCTCTTCGCAACCTCGGTTATATCAAGAATGGCGAGGACCTGACGGATTTTTATCTTGACACCTCTATCGGTATCGAGGAGTTTGAGAACAGACGTCGCACTTCCTACTTGACCACTGAGGCTCTCCGTAGAGCTTCTGCTGGTATTACTATCGACACAGCGCGCATGAAACAACTAGCAGCCACTTTAGGCGCTCAAGGTTACACGGCAGAAGGTGTCGAAAAAGTTGGTGCTGAAGCATACGAGACGATTGCACAGCAACTACCTGAACTCACCAAGTTGTCTGGAATCTTCGAGCAAGGACGTGCTGCTAAGCCTCAGGATATCCAGCAGGAGCTCGAGTCCGAGCAGTTGCTTGGTATGGCTTCACAGCGCCGTAAGCGTCTTGAGCAAGCCAACATCAATATCTTCTCTGGAGAGTCAGGAAGAGCAAGGACACGTACCAGCTCCGCTGGAATGATATAAGAATCCCTAGACGGACCCACCAGCCCCGTCAGGTGTAAAAGACTGGTAGTAAGAGCCAATGTGGACGCCCCATCCGGCATTGAGGCTTACGACAACTACAACGAAAAGGGAGAGGTTGCTATGAGCAACAATCGCGATAACTACTGGGATGACGAAGACGATGATGACGACACTGTCGCACCTGCGTTTGAGTCAGAAACCGACCTTGTACGAAAGCTTCGAAAGCAGCTCAAGGCTGAGCAGAAGCGTAACAGGGAGCTTGAGACCTCACTAGGAGACTTGAGTAAGGCCCAGCGTGAACGCGTACTAAAGGATGTTTTTTCATCCCGTGGCGTGAACACCAAAGTAATGAAGTTCGTCCCGCAAGACCTGGACGCCTCTGAGGAGGCTATCAACTCCTGGCTCGAGGAGAACGCCGATGTATTCGGCTTCACCGTAGAGTCTGAGAAGAAAGTCAACGAGAGAGACCTCGCAAGTCTTCGACAGATGGACATTGTTACCCAAGGTGCAATCTCGCCAGACCGAGCGAATAGCATCGAAATGCAAATCGAGAACGCCACATCGGAAGATGAGATTCTCTCGATTCTTCGCTCGCAATAACAATCCGTTCATAGTCATAGGAGACTAAATTGGCAAACGACGCATATACATCGACGGGTTCTTCAACCCTCGGTGGTACCGTTGGTGGTGCTGGTCTCGTACAGAAGGCATATGACCGCCTTCTCGAGTTCGCTCTCCGTTCAGAACCTCTCATTCGTTCTGTTGCGGACAAGCGCCCAGCCCGTCAATCAATCCCAGGTTCCACAGTTGTTCTTCAGCTGTACAAGGACTTGGACCCAAAGACCGCTGCTCTGTCTGAGACAGTTGACCCAGATGCAGTAGCGCTCTCAACACCAAACTCTGTTACCATCACTCTTCAAGAGTACGGTAACGCAGTTGTTACAACTCGCGCTCTGGACCTCTTCAGCCTTGCTGATGTAGACCCAGCAATCGCAAACATCATTGCATTCAACCTCGCTGACTCAATTGACGATGTTGCTATGACCACCCTCCGTGGTGGCGATAACGTCATCTACGGTGGCGCAGCAACTGCAACCAATGCTCTGACCGCAGGTAACACGATTACCTCCGCTCAGCTCCGCAAGGCTGTTGCTAAGCTCCGTTCCAACAAGGCTGTTGCTCGCAAGGGCTCACTCTACTGGGCAGGTATTCACCCTGAGGTTTCGCACGACCTTCGTGCCGAGACTGGTGCTGCTGCTTGGCGTGACCCTCACAACTACCAAGATGGTTCGCAAATCTGGGCTGGCGAAATCGGCCAGTACGAAGGGCTCTTCTATGTTGAGTCCCCACGTATGTACAACGCCAAGGATGGCGCTGACCAGACTGCTCTTGCTACAACCGCTGTAACCGTTGCAGGTACTTCTGGAGGCTTCACCCTCGGTGTTGCTTCTTCAGCTGTTATCGCAACCCGTGCTGAGGTTGGCGACAAGATTGCTGGAACTGGTATTGCAACTGGTGCAAAGATTTCTGCAATCAGCACCTCTGGCAACACCACAACCTTCACGGTTGATGTTGCTCACACCGCACCTGTTACTGCTACAACCGTTGTCACGGTTACTCCAGTAACTCGCGTGTTCCGAACAATTCTCTGCGGAAAGCAGGCAATGGCAGAGGCTGTGGCAGAAGAGCCACACACCGTCATCGGTCCTGTAACCGACAAGTTGATGCGTCTCCGCCCAATGGGCTGGTACGGCGTTCTCGGCTTCGCGCGTTACCGCGAAGAGGCACTCTATCGCCTCGAGACTGGTTCCTCAATCGCTGCTCTCTAGTTGATTGACTGGTGGGCTAGGGCAACCTAGCCTACTGGTAAGTTCACTAGGAAAGGGACTTATGACCACGTACATCTTCAGACCACCCACAGTTCTTGAAGGACCTGCTGGCGGTCATAGGCTTTTTGAGTTCTACCGGCTTGACCGGGGCATCACCATCGTCCGCGATACGGATGGAAGCTATGCCCAGGCTCGTTACCTAGAGGATGAAATCCTCGATACCTTCCCCGAGGTCTACGCCGGAGGGTACGAGTACGAGGTCTCAGAGCAGACCAAGAACGCATTGATTGCTGGCAACGTAGGGGTTACGGAGGACAACTTTGAGCCTGCATAGGATACAGACCCACCCGGAGTACGTAGAGGGGTGTTTTGGGTGTAAGATAGGAACGTTAGTAGTCTCGACTGGAGACGCTAACAGCAACAAGCTAATGACCTCAAAAAAATGGGATAGGGAACTTAGTGCTTACAAAGAAGCAAGAGCACAAGGTATTCAACCGGCTGGTACGTCAATGAGAGCGGTAGAAGAGTCCCTGAAGGCATCGGAGACATTGGGTAAAGCCTACAACGCTGAGACTATGCCCAAGGCTACAAACATAACAAAAGAGACAGCACAGGTAATGCGAGAGGTAGGAATGTAATGCCAAGAGTAAACGGAAAAGAATTCCCATACACCGCTAAGGGAATGGCTGCAGCTAAGAAGGCTAAGAAGAAGATGGCTGCTAAGAAGAAGGCGAAGAAGAAATAATGCCAAAGCCAAAAGTTAGAGGAAAAGTCAAGAAGCTTCCTAGCGATACTGACGTCATTATGCCTGGTTGGACGTATCCTAAGAGCTTGCTAAATCAAGTCAAGAAGCAACGTAAAACCACAAAGAAGAAGTAGCCAACACAAACTATGGCATACACGAATCCACAACTCAGAGAGCGCATCAAGAACAGAATCCTTGCTGGTGGCAAGGGTGGACGTCCCGGTCAATGGTCTGCGCGTAAAGCGCAGTTACTCGCTCAGGCTTACAAGAAAGCTGGTGGTGGATACTCGGGGAGCAAGACTAAGAAGCAGAGGTCACTATCTAAGTGGACCAAAGAGGACTGGGGTACTCGCTCGGGAAAGCCGAGTACCCAAGGTGCTAAAGCTACAGGCGAGCGCTATCTGCCCCGCAAGGCACGTCAGGCACTATCTGCTAAAGAGTATGCCTCCACTTCTGCTAAGAAACGTAGAGATACACAAGCTGGCAAACAATTCTCAAAGCAACCTAAGAAGATTGCTAAGAAGACTGCGAGATTTAGAAGAGCATGAGAAAGAAAGATTCACGGCTTGCCAGAGCAGGAGTGTCTGGCTATAACAAGCCAAAGAGAACCCCTAACCATCCTAAGAAGTCACACGTCGTGGTGGCTAAGGAAGGTAGCCAGGTAAGAACGATTAGATTTGGCGAGCAAGGCGCATCCGTTGCCGGTAAGCCAAAGCCGGGTGAGTCCCGACGTATGAAGATGAAGCGTAAGTCTTTCAAGGCACGCCATCGTCGAAACATTGCAAAAGGTAAAATGAGTGCCGCATATTGGGCAGATAAGGTGAAGTGGTAATGGCAAAGATGTCACCACGTGTCGCAGAGCGACAGGTAAAGAAAGCCACCCCTAAGGGTGGAGGCAAGGGTGCGCGAGGAGAAAAGCTCTACACACCAGTAAGCCAAGCAACAATTGATAAAATCAAGAAGATGGGTATGACCAAGGCACTTGCTGCTGCAGGTAAGACCCAGCCAGGACAGCGTGCTGAGTTCATTCAAGGTATCCGTCGTATGTACGGTGCTAACCGACTCGCTGCTGCTCGTAAGGCTAACAAGCCAGCTGCATCTGCAAAGATGTCACCACGTGCTGCTGAGCGTGCTCGACCAGCAGTAAAGAAGGCTTCACCAAAGGTTGCAGAGCGTATGCCAGCAGCCAAGAAAGCTGTTGCTGCAGCTCCTAAGAATGATTTGATGGCTCGTAGAAAAGCACAAGCAGAGCGTGCTCGCGCTCGTTTCAAGGGTGGACTTCCACAAGATGTTATCAAGCTTGGTGGTAGTTCAAAGCCAAAGGCAAAGAAGGCAGCACCAAAGCCGTTTGTACCAGGAGGCAGGAACCGATAATGGCAACAGGAACAGCTGGTAGCACGTTCGTAGATGAACTCAACCGCCTTGCTAATGGTGGGACCTACCCTGACCCTGATGACTATTTAGAGGAGCAGGGAGCAGCTAACAAGTACGCAGGCACTAGCGGTCTCGGAGTTTTGGCTGCTCTCAACCTCGAAGCAAGTGCAACCCGTCAACCAAATCAGTACAAGGGCCTGAACGCAATCTGCAACGAACTAGCAGGAACAACCGGGCTTGAGGCAATCCCGGCACTAAGGAGCATTGATATCTGATGAGTGTTACGTTTGACTCGCTTACCAATGAGGTTCTCATGAACCTTGCTGGCTATACCCTCAATCAAGACCGCGCGACATATTTGACGGCAGCCTTCACCTCACTAACATCACCTAGTTCTTCGCCATTGATTCTTAGCCTTCATTCTACGGATAACGTTGGTAAAGGTATTATTGAAATCAACGACGAATTGATGTGGGTAGATTCTTTTGACCGTGTTGCTAACACTGCCACAATCGCTCCATTTGGTCGTGGCTATCTTGGTACCACTGCTAGTACCGCTGCGGTAGACGCCAAGGTAACTATCTCGCCAACGTTTCCTCGGTACTCAGTCAAGCGTGCCATCAATGATACTATCCGCGCGATGGGCTCCAGCCTTTCCGCTATCAAGCAAACTACTTTTACTTATAACCCAGCAGTAACTACATACGACTTTGATAACCTTGGAATCGTATCTATCCTCCGTATGATGTGGCAAGATATCGGTCCGTCAAAAGAGTGGATTCCTATCCGCCGATGGGACTTTGATTCTTTTGCTGATGTGGCTACCTGGGGTTCTAACTCCCAGACTGTCAGCGTTTACGACTACATTACTCCTGGTCGTACCGTCAAGGTGATGTATGCAACGGAGCCTACACCTCTTACCAATGGTACTGACAATTTCGAGAACGTAACAGGTCTACCAATCACTTCTAAAGACATTGTTATCCTCGGTGCCTCATACCGACTCTTGACCTTTATTGACCCTGCTCGTCTTTCTCAGACCAGCCCACAGGCTGATGAGATTGACGCTAAGCGTCCATTTGGTGCCTCTAGCACTGTTGCTCGTCAGTTGCTTGCTCTTTACACCGCACGTCTTGCTGAAGAGACTCAGCACCAACAGAGCCAATACCCCGCTCGCATACACTACACCCGATAGGAAACTGAATGACAACCCGCCAATATTCCTCTCGTTCGCAGCAGTCAACACTGACTGGTTCAATCACGTCTGGTGCGACCTCTATCACAGTCGTCTCAGGTACGGCACTCCTCGGTGGTGTCACCATCCCTGCTGGGCGTACGTTCACCTTGGTCATTGACCCCGACACAGCCCTTGAGGAGATTGTTGATGCCACTGCAGTCTCTACGAACACGTTTACGATTACCCGTGCTATTGATGGTTCGTCTGCTCAGACGCACTCAGCTGGTGCGGTTGTTCGCCATATGGCTATCGGTAGAGATTATCGTGATGCTAACCTTCACGCAGAAGCTGATGCCTCTTACAACGATGGTGGTGGTAATGCTCACACAATGCACGGCATTGGTGCTGGAGAAGGCGTTGTCGTTGGTACTCTCAAGACTCAAACGCTGACCAACAAGACCCTAACTTCTCCTACCATCTCTGACCCAGTATTTACCGGAACACCAACGGCTCCATCTTTTATTGTCTTTGAGGGTACTAATGCAGACCCTTATGAGACAACCCTTACGGTGACAGAGCCTACTCAGGACAACACCATCACCCTGCCAGATACAACCGGTGTTGTAGTCCTTGCAACCGCTACTCAAACCCTGACCAACAAGACTATTGATATGACGGGCAAGACCCTGACGGGTCTCTCCTCGGCAAGTATGGTCTCATCCTCGGCTACCCCGAAGGACTATGTAGACTCCATCCTCGGCTCCGCCACGGCTGCTTCAACCTCAGCTGCCTCTGCCCTGGTCTCAGCCAACTCGGCTGCAGCCAGTGCTACGGCTGCCTCTACAAGCGCCTCTAGCGCCTCTGTAAGCGCCATAGCAGCCTCAACTAGCGCAGCTAGTGCTTCGGTATCCCAGATAGCGGCTAACACCTCTGCAATCGCTGCTAGCACTTCAGCAGCCTCTGCCAGTACTCAGGCTATTGCAGCCTCTACTTCGGCTGTCAATGCCAGTACCTCGGCTGCCTCGGCTTCGGTTAGCGCTACATCGGCTTCCCAAGCAGTAGCTTCTATCCAAGCCTTTG